CACCTTGAGCTGGTGGAGTAGCTGGGGCTGGTGTCCCCTGTGGTATTTCGGCACCAGTTATGGGATCTTTCATGTTTCCTCCCTGTTATGCAGATGCTATACGGGCATCTGGGTCCGAAGCAGGAGATTCTGGGCTTAGCTCTTCAATCACATGATCGAGGCGTCCAGCAACCATCCTGATAGTTTGCAACCTTATCTGAGTCTTAAAGAGTTCTTGAGATATTGCCTGGTTGACCATATCCTCTTTAATAGACTCCACATCTTCCTTGAGAAGTTCCAAGAAAGCCTTAAAATCATCATTCTCCTTTAATCTTGTAGCTTGTTCTAAAGTCATTGAGCTCCCCCTTCTTGTGGTGCCATTAACTGTTGAGCTACCTGAGGACCTTCTGTAATAGGAGGTGGTCCCATCATCTCCTCTTTAATCTGCTCAGGTGAAGCCCCTTCTGCGATTCTTTGCTGTATCTTTAACTTATTCTGACCAGTCATTAACTGGTTATCACTCTGCATGTTGATAGGAGTAAGTAGCTTCTGTACATCCTTAAACCCAAATAGCTCAGCTATACGCCTATTTATCTCTTGTCTATTGACCGTTGGGTCATCCATAGTAAGCTCTTTAAACCTAAGCAACTGACCTACCTGTAGTTCTTTATTAACCGTTTCAGATATACCCATAGGAATAAAGAATACTTTAGCCTGTATATCTTCAGGTGTAACTAAGACGGGTTCAGTTGTACCATTAGACCCAGTAATAAGTATCCACTCATCATTGGTCATAAATTGCTTCAGGTTGCTAAAATACATCATAGCTAACTGTTGGATACCATCTTGCTCCATACAGCGAAGCACGGGCTTAAAACGAGCCCCTGCTGCCCCTTGTAGGAGTTGTATCCCCATTGCTGTCCTATGTTGCTCATCTGAATCAGCAGGACTAAGAGAACTGGTAGCCCCAGTAGCCTGGCGGAAATACTCTTTCGCGAGCTCCTCTTCCTTGTAGCTAGAGGCAGTTACATCAGGAATATCTAAGAACTTAATAGAAGTAAGGACATCGCTGACCTTGTAAAACTTACCTGGTCGGGAGATCTGCAATCGCTTCTTGTCTATAAGAGGGTCATTACCGTTGTAAACACCCTGCCTATTAAGTACAAGATCAACGTTGTCCAATCTCTGGTTAACCATCTTGTTAAGACGTTCGTTAGTAGGAGAGCCTATCATACCAATACCCACACCAAACCAATTAGGCTTAGAGTCTTGGAATAGCTTTATCTTAACAAAAGGTGGTAACTGATGATTATAAGGATTAGGAATTGAACGGATTACAACTTTACGATTTATAACTATACACCACCAAGGCACCGCCTTGCGAGTAGTAACCTTATTATTAGTCTTATCTATAACATCTTCATCATACGGACCCCAATATTCAAGTATCTCAAAATACTCATGAGGTTTAGCATTAGGGTCTTTAATAGCATCAGGGAAGTCTGTATTAAGGGCTTTAGTAAGGTTATCTGTCTTAAAGAAAGGATTGTCCATAAGAGCACGTAAGAACCCAGCATCACATACCCTACGTCTTATTAAAGGCAATCCATCATCTACACGTAGTTTTGCAGGATGAGGATATATCTCAAAGAAATTGACAGGTCTACAATCTGGTCTGGATTCAATGGTAGCTTCACGCCTATTGCCATTATCATCCGTAACCCATCCCTTTCTGACAAACCAAGACCCACCTTCCAGATATGCAGTACCATACAAGGTACATTGCGGGAGAGCGGCGGCGAACGCTGATTGGACATCAGATACTCTGAAGTAATGATGTAGGAGGTATTTAATCTTAATACCTTGCTGTGGGTCTGTATCGCCTTCTACCTTAACGTCAACAGGAGTTTCATTAGGGAATAGAGCTACAAATAGCCTGGGAGATATGGTCTGCTCACCTTCTATCATCATAGGCACAGGAACCTGATTCTGCCAGTCCCAGTCCCTCTTAGGTGGCTTACCTACCCAAAAGTTATAATACTTCTCAGCATCTTCAAACGTCTTAGCATGATACCGCTTATATCGGTCAAACTCCAGGGTCACAAAATCCACTAATTTCTCATCTGCCGACTTTAATAACTCTGCCATGATTACTCCTTTAAATAATTTAAAGCTCTTGTAACAAGCTCTTTTGAGTCACCAAACAATCCTATACCTTGATTACAAGCATTACATAATAAACCACGAATTTTACCAGATATATGATCATGGTCTATATCTAACCTTTTACCTAACTCTAATTGATGTTTGTCACATATTGCACATCTATTTTCTTGCTTTAAAAGTAAAGTATCATATTGCTCTATTGTCAAACCAAACTTTCTCTTTAAATGATATTCATAGCTCTTCTTCTTAAAGAGGGCAGTACTTGTATGCTTCTTTTGTATTGCTTTAGCCTTTTCAGGATTCTTCTTTCTCCACTCTTTATACCATTGCCTCTTATAAGTTTTTCTATCTAAACCTTTGCCCGCACCCTTAGTTATTAAATCAGTCCTATAACTCAATTATAACCCCTACTCTTCATTGGTCTTCCAGAAATTAAGGATATACCAGTTTTTAACTGAGCTTGCTTGGCTGCTGTCTTTTGATCAGCACCCTCAGCTATAAGCCTCTCATATTCAGTATCAGCTATTGTCGTACCCGTGTATTGCTTGTTAGATGACCTGCGTAATAAAGCCTTCATTTCTTCTTAGCCTTCTTAGCCTCGCTTATCGCTATGGCTATTGCCTGTTTACGGTCAGTTACTTTAGGTCCATGCTTAGACCCACTATGCAACGCACCTTCTTTAAATTCGTGCATTACCTTACCCATCTTATGTTGTGCCTTACCACTACTGTCACCTTCCCGCATTATTATAGGCATTTTCACCCTCCTGGTTCTCTTCCACCAAGTCATAATACCTAGACCCACCCTTTGATACTGACCTGATATTATTAGTGGGATATTTCGTATATTCCCCCACGTATTCTACTTCACCCTCATCTTCATCTGCCCTATAGTACCTTGGGTTACTATTAAGTATATATCTAAGGCAATCTATAAAGTGGTCGTTCTTCTTCTTAACCTTTTGCTTTTCAGAGTGATCCTCGGGACGCATCGTGTACTCGTCCCATATATAGTGCTGAAACTCGTATATAATATGCTTACACCTATTTGACACTCGCAGTCTGGGTATTGAAGCGTTAAGGAGGGGTAGGAAACGAGGTCGTAACGCTTCGTGTATCTTATTGACTCCATAATCAAAGTCGTTGTTCGCCCTTGTACACGCGATTCCATGCTTTGCCAATTCCTTACGAACATTGAACCCTCCTGCTAATTCATTATCCTTATCCATAGCTGGGTCTATAAAGCGTATTCTAACTCCTGGTATATTGACTTCCTGTGCCTTAATTATGTTGGCTATCTCACTTGTCGTCATTTCTGGAAGCCAAAGTTCATCAAGTATATATAACTGGTCATGTTCATCTACCGAAACCCACAAACAAGCTGTAGGAGTCCTTGGGTGAGGATCAATAGCAAAGAAAGTCGTCCAATGCTTCTGAGCTTTCGGATTCGACCAAATGTGTACCTCTGGATCAAACTCCTTAAAGACAAGCCCTGACAGATGTCTAAATTTTCCATGAAGCCTTGCTTCCTTTTCCTCTTCCGTAAGTGAGTTAGCGAATTCATTTATCGCCTCCTTGGACAACGTTGGATTATCAGTTATATCAACAGTTACCGTAAAATACTGTGGGTCATCATTGACATATATATCATCATAAACCCAAGGTTGCTTAAGTGGTGTGAGAGTTAACATTGTACGCCCATTATCATCTACCAAGCCCCTACGAGTTGCTATATACTTATCCCTTGGAGGTGGTTCATCAAACCACGCAAGATCACCTGACCAACCCTCAAACTGCTCTGTTGATTGCTCATGTGTAAGTATGTCAAACTGATTACCGTTTTTAAAGATCCATTTAGTTGCAATCCCTATAGGATTACGTATCTTCTGTTCTATATAAGAGCCACCCACTGTTGAATCCATCCACAACTCAATAGCAGGTATTATAACCTCACCTACACCCTTACCAAAATCTGTTGCTACTATCCTACCCTTTATAGGCTTAGTAAACTTATGTCCTACATACCAGTCTGGGTATTGCTGAGTCATATGCATTAAGAACTCAACGCAACCAGCCGTTGTCTTACCAGACCTATTCCCCCCGAATATCGCCTTCACCAGACACTTGCTCTGGTGGAATTGGAGTTGTTTCGGGTGTGGCTTGTAGAAGAGAATCTTGTGCATCCTCGAAGCCTTCGTCAAACGGTCTATCAGAAATAACGCCTTCTGCTGATCCTCCGGGGACAAGCTCCTGAATTCTTCTTCTGACAACTGACTTTTCTGCCATTGCTTTAAGTCGCTTAAACTCATTTATTGCCTCCTCGGCACTCATACCCTCTTTCCAAGCAAACTGATTCACGTTGACCATGTAGGGCATAGTCTTACTAACTGCATTAATAGCATCTACTAACTGCTTATGCTTAGTCTTAGTATCTAAGTCAGCACCGCCTCCTGCTGCATCTATCCACTGTATTAACTTATTCATTAGTTTTTCACGTACGAAATGTGTCTTGCGGGATATTCTTGACTCTACTTCTTCATCTACCTTCTTCAATTCGGACATAAACTTCTGTCCGACTATACCAGTCTTAAGTACGTTACCATGTAATAGGTCTGAAATGTATGCTTCATCAAATCCTGACTTCTTGGAAAGCTCCTCATAACTATATTTATTATCTCTTATATAGCCGAGAAGTTTAAAATGACGTGGAGTGAGATCTGAATTACCTGCCATGACACCTCTATATAAAACAAAATGGGAAAACTCATCCATACATTGGATAAATCTTCCCATCAATACCAGAAATTATATCACATATTTTGTGTTTGTCAAGAGGAAACTATATAAGAACATACATTTTATCGTACCCAACGCTAAATAATCGGTGAAAACAGTGGAAATCTGAAGTATATAGATCAAGGG